GTGCGTTTTGTTTGCTTGGTTGCCGATTCTAAACTTTGCCCACCGTACCTAGTCGGCTCTGTGTGATGTTTACCGTCAAATTCTATTAATAGGTTAAGTGATTGGATATAAAAGTCGTATCTTAACGATTGTTTATGTCCGATAGACCAATCCCAGTCAAATGTTTTCTGATATGTATAATTTATATTAAATTTCTTAAGAAATTTAATAATACGCTCCTCGCCTAAGGATCGCAAATTACCACATTGTTGACAACCATACATTTGAGTTTTTGATATATGTGCGCTCCTTCTTATTAAAAATTGTCCGTTCCAATTATATGTCGGTAACAGCTTTTGTAAGTCATTCAACTTTGCATTCATATCATCGATAAGAAGCTGCCGTAATTTATTAAAGATTGCGTTCGCCTATTTGATGTGACATATTGATTACCGAAGTTGGGAAGTTTGCAGAGATAATGTATCAAAGAATTCTTTCTTTGTTCCGAGGTCATCCTTAAATGCTCCACGTAATACAGTTGTTGTAGTCGAACTATCGTGTGCCATAATTCCCCTATTTTCACAGCACCCGTGGGTCATTCTAAGGTATATTCCTATATCATCACTACCTGTTGCTGTTTGTATTTCTTTTGCGATATCATTACATAGTTCTTCCTGTAATGTTCCGCGACGGGCACACCATTGGGCAATACGTGTATATTTAGATAAACCAATAAGTTTTTGTGCAGCCAAAATGCCGATATACGCTGTGCCAGTAACAGGTTGATGATGGTGTGAACATATCGATTTTAACTCTGAACGAACAACTAACATACCATCGTACCTTTCTACCGAATCATTAGGAAATGCAGTTGCATCTGGTGGTGCATCATATCTGCCTGACATAGTTTCATTTATATACATCTTTGCAAGGCGTTTTGCTGTACCGTTACTGTTAGGGTCATTCTCTGTATCAATTATTAAGCTCTGCAAAACTTCTTCAAATTTCTCCGTCAATTCTACAACTAAGGCTTCCTTCTCTGATTCGGTAATAAATTCGGATATATTATCTCCGGCCCAATATCTTGCACCTGCTTTAGTAATACGGCCTTTAATTGTATTCGATAGTGTATTTTTTTCCATAGTATCCTTGTGGGTTCTCTGTATTTAGATGATCTAAACACATTTGACTAATTTTAGTGGTTATTAAATATAGTATTTTGATCTTAGATTTTGAAAATCATTGTTGTATGGCGGTGGCGCGAACACAACTTGGTTCACAACTCTAAGTAATGCTTTAACATCTTCCTTTATTGAGTATAATTCGTTTCTAAGTGTCACCATCTCCATAGAAAGTAGCGTATTTTCCTGAATTAACTCACGTAAGAGTCCTGGGTTACTTGCTGTACCTTTCAAAACCGCGACAAGTTGTGCTGATTCAGTGAGTTCTTTTAATTGTTCTACACTCATGGCATCTAAGAGTTTATCCACTAAATCAATCTTTACATATTGTTCTTTTGTTATTATCATTTCGCCATCTCTGGTTTATTTTGCACATCTGGATACGGGTCGTATCCGCTTAAGGTAATATCTTCCCACTGTAAAGACATAATATCTTCTAATGTAATTAAATCTTTATTAATACTTAAAGTAGGTAATTCCTTAGGTGTTCTTGTTAAGATTTCAGTTGACATTTCTATTTGATTCATATAAATGTGTGCATCCCATCCCATATATGTTAATTCGCCGGGTTCAAGCCCTAAATGTTTTGCAAAAATATGATTGAGTAATGCATATCCCGCAATATTAAACGGAAGACCGAATGGTAAATCATTACTGCGCATTACAAAAGAGCTATTTAATTTATTGTTCATTACAGAATACATATGCATTATATGACATGGTGGTAGCGGTGTTCCACTATTTTGTTGCGGATTCCAAGCAGTTACTAAATGGCGGCGACCATTTGGGTCTATTTTTATCCCACCTAAAAGTTCTTTTATTTGGTCGACACCGTCCGAATTTCCTAACGTACCGCCAAAATTACGCCAAGCATGTGAGTATCCTGTGCCAATAGAACCTTCAGGTAGATCATGTAAGCCTCGATTGTCAAGAAACTCGCGTGTTGTGTTTCCTTTCCAGATATTAATATTTTTTTGCTCTAATATCTTTGTGTTGGTTTCGCCTCGTAAGAAAAACATAGTTTCTTCAAAAGCAAATCGTAGAGGAACCTTACGTGTTGTTTGCAACGGAAACCCTTTTGAAAGATCCCATTTTAACATCGCACCATTGATAAAACGACTGCCGATACCTGTTCGGTCATTTCTATCAACACCCGCATCCATTACGGTTTTTAATAAGTTTAAATAATTTTGCATATCTGCCTCCTATGCGATATTTTACTTAAATAATTAACGAATGTCAATAATTTTCACTAAGTTTTTCAACTATACAATCTGCTGATGTTAAATTATACATTTTTTCTTGAAAAACAAACTGTCTAGTACTTCGAATATTGTAATTTTACTCTTTTCATAATAAAACCTTAACCAAATCATTCTATTAAATTTGGTATCGACAGGTAAAAATGCAAACCTTCTCTTACAATGATATTCTACAGTATTATATGTATTTAAAAGTCGATGTAAGCTATATAATATTAACGATATATTTATAGATGAATACCTCATTTATAAAAGGTATGGTTGCCTATTTTGGCGGTTTTTGTTAAAGTATTAACCCACGACGGGTGTACACTTGCATTATGGAAAAATGTTGCCCCGTATGTATTATCTGCTACCTTACTACCTAATACAGATATTGCTATTACGCTGGCTATTTGAAATTGATCAACTACTGTTTGATTTATTGTACCATTTTTATTTATTATAGGTACATCTTTACCTTTTCTTTCATTTGTGCAATACCACGAAAATGCACATATTGCCTTATTATTTTTTGTCTTAATACTATATTTAACAACATTGCATACTGTATTAGGGAATTGCGAATCTTTAACACGGTTTAGAGTAACGGATGCTACCGCAAATTGCCCTCGTATATCTTCATTACCTGCTTCATAATAAATATTTTTAGCAAGGCAGTATGCTTGCTCGGGGTCGATCTTAGATACATCAATACCTTGGCTTGCAAAATTAGTCGTACCTAATATATATAAAAATATAATCTTTGCTGTCATCATTGTTATTTCTCCTATTTTCCCAGATTAAATAAGGGAATACTATTTAGCATCTGGCATAAATAATTATATATGTTTTTAATTATTATGTCAACCTAGTATATTAAAACGATAAATATAGAAAAGCATAAGGATTTTAAATGAAAATTAAAAATATTACACCTACTGAAAATTTAAACGAAATTTCCAATGAACTTTTGTCTAAATATAAGACTGCTGCAGGTAAATCTGCTTCTTCTGCAGATAATAAGGGCGACTTTAAAACAGGAAATAAAAGATTTAGCGGCATTGTTAAGGCAACTAAGAAACAATTTGCTAATGATAAGAAATCAGACGTTAAGGAAGCTCGTTTCGATTATGATAAGAAATTAGGTAATATGACGCTAAATCAAGATGATTCAGATCAAAGACACGGGTTATATGTTAATGGTAAGCTCGTAAAAACATATTCTACTAAAGATGAAGCCGAAAATGTTAAAATGCGTAACCCAAGATATAGTAGTGCAATAGTTAAAAAAATTGCTGAGGGTGGTATGGGCGGAATTAATCGTTGTGCGCCTGCAAACGATGTAAGTTATCAAGACATCTTAAACGACGTAACAGACAAATGGAAAGGGTCTACTGTTACTGTTCAGGAGACTGGGCCATATGCTAATAAGTTAGGACAATTGCTAGACGAACTTAATGAAGCAGATTTTACTAGCATTTTAAAGAAGCAATACGATGCTGATCAAGCGGCACTGCCTAAACCTAAGGCAAAAGTAGTGGATATACCTTTTCATGGCTGGGTAATTAGATACCGACCATCTACTGACGGGAAAACCCCGTGGATTGTGTTAAATAAGCGTGGAGAAGAGAAAAACCGTGGATCTGCTTTATCAGACAAAGAGGCGGTAGCGGCTGCCGAAGACTGGATTAAATCAGGTGGCGGTGTTATATCACAGGCAACTACTAAAGTAAATATTGACTTTAACATAAAATTCATTAATCAAATGTTCCCTAATGGTGAAACATTTTATGCTATGTTTGATGCTGACGGTAATACACCAATTATTTATGTTTCAGACACATATCAACCAGGTTTTAAAACAAGCCATAATAAGCCGGGTGCCCGTACAGCAGTGATGTCATTATCACCCAATGAGTGCAATGATGCAAAATTACAACCAAATGGCAGATATTTATTAGGTGATAATGTACGAATTGACGAAAATACAACAAAATACAGTCTGATATTACAAAGCATTACTCAAAGTTCGTCAGATAAAGAACATATGCCGGGTCCGGGTATAACAGTTGCGATAGGAAGATAAAAAAGGGGGTATTGCCCCTTTTTTATCTTCCATCAACTATCTGTGTTACTAGTTCTACCGGAAATCCCTACAACTCTTCTACATATTTTAATACCTTAATATTATCTTGTGAAAGTTCTCTATCATTTGTTTGATAATAAGGTAAGTTTCCTGCATGTTTACTAATTCTGGCTCACCTATTGCTTTAAGCATTCGTTCTGCTGCTGTAGCATAGGTTATTTTATCTTCTTTACACTTATCTAAGTATTCCCCGATAGTATAAACTTCCTTTTCTAAATTCTTTTTCTCATTTTCGAGCATCTTAAATAGATTAGATATGTATTACTCCTAGTAAATATAATTCTATGCTACTAAAATTATTCATCAAATACGAAAATACATGTAATAATATTGGGGTTAATACTTTAGTATATAACCCCAATATTATTTAAGTACCTGCTCTAGCAAACTTGCAAACAGAATCAAATGACTGAATATAAGTTTGATGACCATTTTCAAACCATTTGCGCCATCCTGGGCCATCTTGTAAAAATTGATCTGTCGGGAACATAGATTTAGTTAAATAATCGGTTACTTGCAGATTACCTGCAGCATCTTCATAGCAGCGAACAAGCCCTGTCAATGATTTTTTACCTGCATCTGTTTTAGGTTCTTTTAACAACCGAACCCAGTGTGTACCATTAAAATGTGCAATTGCTTTCATGCTAAAACTAAAATCATCACGTGAGCCTTCGTGTGAAACGCCTGACCCCGACCCTAACACAATATTATCTATTGAGAACTTTTCATCGACAAAAGATTGCAAGATACTATCTACTGTAGTAACCTTTACCCCGTCGCCTTGCAAAATCCCAACACAACTATGAAGCACCTTAAACCCTGCATCGTTAATAGTAGAGCCAAATGTGTCATCTAAATCTTTTGCCACTGTTACCGGTTCTACCGTCAATACACCGCTATCAGGGCGCATTACCATTTTACCACCGGAATTAATAATATCTTGTTTAAATGCGCCACCCATATACTCACGTACAAAACGACGACTATCATATGTATCAATAACAACAGACATTAATGGAATACCGATACCATTTTTTGTACGTTCCACAACTTCTTTTAAACGTCCTACTGCCATTTTTGCTGCACCGAAGTCATCTTTTTTAACAGCATCAGAATGTGAACACATTACAGAATGCTCAGTTGCTACAACAGATGACGTATATGACTTAGCTGTTCTGTAAATAGTTTTAATATAACCATTAGCACGAGCGCAATCACTTCCGTTAAATAATGCTGCATGTGCAATACCTGCCATAATAGGGGCTTCATGCGGACTATCTGCTCCTCTATCCCCGAAGTTATGATATTTGTAATCTAGCCCTGACATATCTGAACCAGTTAATTCCATGTAATGCTTAATTTTTAAACGAACTGCACGGGTCATGCTTGCTACTGTAGACATTTTCCAAACAATTTCCTGCACCCATGTTTCTATATAAGTTACTAACCATTTGAAACGTTTATCTGTATTAATAATCCCTGCTACAGGCGTTTGTGGGTCAACAACTCGTCCGTCTTCGACACCGAAATATGTAATAGGTAATTTACCATCAAATTCACGGACAATTATTTCCCATCCTTCTCTGTTAAATTCATAGCCTTGTTGGTTTATTTCAATTTCAGCTTCGTCAATCATCCATTGTTCGACGCGAATCTTTGATAATAAAAATGCAACCAATGCATTGCCCATCACTACTACCTTTGTAGCGTAATTACTTGACTTTCTTGGAACAACTGCTGAATAAATATATTCAGAGTCTGCTGGATATTCTCGGTGATGATCAAATTTGTATGTATCACATGCAAGAATGATATTAAATGGTTTAATTAGCTCAAACATAATAAAGATCCTCTATTAAAAGTGCCTAGGTCTATTCCCAGGTCTTTGTCACCGTTTTTGTTTTTTTGGCACTTCGGTATGTACCGTACTTCCTGTCAATAATACAAACACTATTGCATCGTCTAATTCTTCAAACATTAAATGTGGTTCCACCATCTGTGTATAATTCTCATGCCAGCCGCCTTCGTTATATAACACCCGGTCGCTATATCCTCTTTCTTCTAACATAATAGATAGCGTAAGAAAATCATTTCTACCATTTATCTCAGGTATTGGCACATAGTACATTATGCTATTATAAACCCTGCTAGCTGTAAATCGACCTGATTTATCATTTTCCACTTACATAACCGAATAAATGTAATTTCTGCGTCTGCCTCGGTACTAAAATCTTTTACCATTCCGTAGTCATCGTTACCCCATACACCGACTCTCCATTGCCCATTATATGGCGGATTTGGCCCTGTTTGTCCTAAGGTTACCTTAACTGCTGCCTTATTTTGAGATATTGCAAAATTTCCATGCCAATTATCATCTGTTTCTTTATATACAATAGTATTCATTATGCACCTAACATGTTTTGAATTATTTCCGCATGATCTTCAAATGTTTCTTCGCTTTTTATATTAGCAATAGGCACCCAACTTGCTTTTTCGGCATCATCTAGGCCGCGTACCTTTGGTAACTCGCCATCAGGTAAATCAATACGATATACATGTGTAATTGTTCGTCCTCGCACACTTCGGTCAGGTGCATCAAAGACGCGATTTGCTACGATACTGCCGAGTAAAACCGGAATAGGAATCTTAATTCCGGTTTCTTCTCGTAATTCACGGATCATTGCATCGCGAATACTATTATCAGTTGCTGCGTTTACAAATCCGCCGGGAAGAGCCAATAAATTTTTTCCCGGCTCGCATCGACGCTTAATCATAAGAACATGCCCGGAACAAATTACAACCGCGTCAGTTGTAACAAAAATAGGTGCATACGGTAATGATGCGTATTGTAATTTATATTTTTCTACAAATTCACGTTCTTTTATTACCTGTTCGTATTTCGGTGTCTTTTTCCAATTCACAAGGAAATTAAGTACACTAGAAGGAACAACACTATTAAGGAAATTTAAATTTGCATCCTTACGGAAATATAAATCACGTATATTTGTTGCATTTAAGGGTTCGATTAATTCAATTTCCTCTAATACCCACTGCGGGAACATCTTAAGATAGCTCTCAGTGCTTGGGTCTTTTTTATGCCCTATAATACCGATTTTTTCGCCAATTTTTGTGTATTTTCCGACGATAGCTTGTATTCTTGCTACCCAAGCCGGGTTATTGTAAATAGTGTCTGTATTTTCTTCTATATGTACAATAATGCCATTATTGATATCAGAAATAACAGAAGAGATCATGCCTTTTCTTTCTGATGAAGACCAGGGATTTTTAAATGTGCTTGGCTGATTTGCAGATCCTACAATAATAATTAATTGATCTGCTAATTTTTGTGCTCGGCGGATAATTTCAACATGAGCGTTATGTAACGGCTGAGCTCTGCACAAAAAGACGAGGGAATTGTATTTCTTGTTCATAACATAAATCCTATGTTTTGTTTAGTTGATTTGTAAAGTCTATCTCTACTATACTATTTAGCTTTATTAATTGCTTTTAGATTTTTTTTCTGAATTATTAATGTCGAGGCCGATTTTCATGCATTAATCGATACATTATTTCTTTTGCCTCTCTGTCTTTGTAAGCCCTATATTCAATTATTGAACTAATTAATAAATAACTTAATACACTTAATAAAATCCATGCTGCTATGTAAAAGAAGGCGTAGACGGTTATTGCTGCACCTGATAAGCTAGAAATAGTAATTAATGTAATTATAAATATACTAAGAGTAATACATAAAAGTATAAAACTTCTAATACTAAAATCTGCCCCATTCCACACCCATTTAATATATCCTATAATTTCCATACATTACCTTTCGCTGTCATACAAATTATAATTTAAAGAACTTATAAAGTCAACATCATCAAAATTGTCTAATCCATAATCTTCATCAAAATCATCTTTATACGGAATACCGATAACAGGTGAATCAATATTATTTTCTTTAGCCCATTTTTCTGCCCTTAATATTGCACCTTTTAACGATGCTGCATCAACTACAATTTCTTTAATATCTGTTGTTGCAGGGCCGTATTCGACACTAACATTCCATTTAGATAAGCTTATCATTTTCTGCCTTAGTAACTCTTTCTCTCAAATTGCTTGTTGAATAACCATGGTTTCTAGAATTATATATAGTTTTGTCTAACATTCCCGGTATATCATGACCAGTAAAAGCTTTTTCATACCAGTCTGCTCCGATAAATCTTTTATCAATCTTTAATGATGACAACAATATATATAAGTCTGCTTCTGTTTCATAAACAATAATTTCATCTATAAACTTATTTGACCGTAACTGTATAAATCGTTCAAATAACCCCTGTATTGGTTTATTTTTTGTGTCCGGTCTATCTAATGTAGGGTCGCTTTGTAGTGCTACAATTAAATAATCGCATTGTGCCTTTGATTCTTCAAACATAAGGTCGTGGCCGCAGTGCGGTCCTAAATCAAAACTGCCTGCCGTAAATCCAATAATTTTATTTTTATTATCCATCTTTCTATAGAATAAGGGGGAGGTGTTACCCTCCCAAATTTATATTACTCTGCTTGTTCTGAAAGGAACTTACTGCGGATACTTGCTGAAAAGAACTTACCTTTTGAAGCTGCATTTTTAAAGTCTTCTACTACTTTAGTATCTACATCTTTGTAAATGTATGTAGTACCGTTTTTAAATTTCAATGCAAGATCGTTTGCTTCGCGTGCATAAGCAGAAATTAAGCTGCTACCACTAATAGTAGTGAATACAACTGATTTATCAATTTTTGTCAAGCTTTTCTTTGTGTTTGTCATACTTTTCTCCGAGTTATTGTAACAATTGTTTATTGCTACAGAATTAAGTTTAAATGTTTTTACACTAAAAGTCAATATATTATCATTTAAAATCTACAAAATTTTTAAATTTAAATACATTATCTTCAATGTCGATTACAGCACCAGATAAAAATCCGCCTTTACCACACCCTGTATCAATAAACACAGCTTTACCACCTGCATTGTTTATTTTTATTAATGGCTCAGTTATAGCAACATTATGTATAGGTGCTCTATCATGCCCTACTATAACTGTTTTATTAGAAGGAATATTATCCACCCAATTATACATCCTAATAGGTAAGCCTGTCTCATATATTTCGTCATTTACTTCGCCATACAATGCACTGTGTTTTGCACTCTTATTAAATTTCTTAGTTTTATCCCATATACTATCGTGACTCGCAGCATGAACTAAAACAATGTCATCGAATTCGTGAAAAATATTAGAATAATTAGTATTTTCAATAATTTCTGCATACATACTCAAGAATGATTCTTTACGGTTGTCGCCGACATCGATAAGTGTCTGTATCGCATCATTGGACATTGTCACCGATGCACCTTTATAGTATCTATAAAATTTATCATCGTGATTTCCTACGGTGAACCCGGCTCGTCCAGCGTTTATTAAAGTACTCATACATTCTACTACTTCAAACGGGTATGGGCCTCTATCTACTAAATCACCTAAGGATAAGAAAAAATAATTATTCTGTTCAGCATATTCGTAAGCAGTCATCAAGGACTTATAGTCTCCGTGAATGTCGCCAAACACTAAGATACCTTTAAACTTACTTTTAATATATTCTGCTAGTATGCTCATTATTGTTCCCAGGCGTGTGGTTTCCACCCCATCCTCTTAAAACACTCTTCCACTCTTTCAGTTACAACCCCTTCGTTACCGCTACAGTAAAAATCTATGTAACTTTCGTGTGTATTATAATGCATATTACGTATATCTGCAACGATGCCGGCGGCATAACGCCACGAACAACTCCAAGCATCAATAACTATGCCTTGTAATTTTGCAATAATTAATTCGTCGTCGGGCTTGTTATCTATCTTTTCCCACTGCATATTAGATAAGGCCGCATAAAATTCTTTCGCAATCGTCTCGTCCTCAAGGTATGAAATAATTATTGTATCATTAGCCATTTCGTGTCCTAAATCAGGTGCAGGGTTTATGTCCATAACACATTCCTAATTTTTATTAACCTAATAAGCATTTCATCATCCTCCTTTTCCCATAAGTCTTCTTGATTGTTGTAAGCCTGCATAGAGTCTACATGTTTTTTATAATCTTCAGCATCTTTATTAAAATCATCATCTAATGAACCTAGCATGCCCAGTCCTTGATCATCGTACTGGTTGAATTCAATTTCTTTACGCGCTGGGCGAGTAGTGGTCCACCAAGTATATAATGACATTATCTCCCTTGCATATACTGCTTGTGTTGGGCTCTGCTCTAGTTCAGGTAATGTCGGGTCATCTAATGTTGTCTCCCACACTAAGGTTTTAATACCTAAATCGGCGCGGCGAAAAGGATAAAGAACATAGTAAAAAGGCACGTGTTTTTCACACCAAGATGCTTCTTTCTCATATATACCGGTCCAACGGTATTCCTGAGATGCTTTAGAAATTTCAACAAAATCCTTTAACATATTAAAATTAGAGTAAAGTATTTGTTTGTCTATTCCGCAATACCCTGGTTCGAGCCCTGTGGTAATTACGTGATACCTGTCATAGGTACGATACCTAAACCAGTCACATATTGCTTCATATTTCCATTTTATAGGATACACTATTGCACGTTTTAAGGTATGTTTATACCAATAACGAATCGGTGCATGTTCTTGAAAGTCTTTGTCGAATGTGCGCCAACCTTTGATAGTCAATGCTCTGGGAGGATTATAATTAATCCAGGAATTAATGTTTTTTATATATTTCATAAGGTGTAAGGTATAAGTACATATGTTTACAAGAACGGGATTAATATACACATTAATATTCCGTTCTTGTAAATTAAAAATATATTAATGAGTTAAGCCTGTAGAAATAAATTTATTCATTTTTTCGGCTTCTGTTATAACTTCTTCAACAGCAGGGGCACTAATAGGGGCTTTTTCACCTTTTTCTGCTGCGCGTGCAGAATGCTGTGATTGTAAAATATCAAACGATAGTTGTAATAAGTCTAGACGTATCTCGTACGGTGTCTTCGGTGATGTACGTTGTTGTGTCATGTTGTCTCCTTTTTATTATGTAATAATTGATGATTTCTGTGGTAATGCAATGCCTGATACTACAGACTCATACTGTCCGGCTAATTCGGCCACAGGATCTGCTGTAATAATCGGTTTAGGAATATTAATCGGCTTTTCCGGATCTGCCATTAACAAATACGGTGCAAATTGGTACCCTTTTTGTGATGCAACCATACACAGCGGATTTTTAACAGAATAGTAAGTATCTGTGTCCGCTGTTACTTTTGCAATTACTTCTTCACCTGTAGGCATTTTGAATATACCTATATACGGCATTGTTTTTTGTTTATCTAGTAACATATGTCTCCCTTTGTGTTAATTATTGTGTTAATCTACATTATATAGGCAAAATTGCTGTTAAGCAAATACTCATTAGATTTCGCAACCGCCTGCTGTACAAGCCAACATTTGCGCACCCTCTACATTGTCATCTAATTCAACAATAGCATCCCAGCTAATATCTGTTGGCATAATAGCTAATAATGCCTCGTATTCTTCTTTTGTACAATCTTCGTAAGGTGCTTGCTTATAGCTACCACCGTCATATGGTAAGAAAGATACACCAGACATTTCGTCAAAATGCTCCCATACAAATGCACCGACCGCTGGCCATTCATTTTCATGAACAGATATAGTAACAGACGGCTTGTGTTCACAATAGTGTCGTTGATATACTAGCCACAAATTTAAATGTTTAATTGCATCAAGGTCTTTTCGCAATACTGCCCCTTCGGGTGCTTTCTTAGGAAATGTAAATACCATTGTACTACCTGGTTTCATTACATCGGGCTCATGCGGCACACCAGCAGCCATCATTGCTTGAGTTAACGGATCTTTCACATCACCACGAACACGACGATAGTAGTACTCGGCATGACGTGAATGAATTCCGCTTGCTGTGTCGGTTAATTGGCTCACAGTATTATGCGAGACCGCACCGTTATCTAATTGATAAGAATGTGTATTCGACACCTCAATATCCATTGTTAGTTCTGGTGCTATTTTTTTAATTGATTTTATTTTCATTTTCTTCCTTGTTTGTATTCTTTATGTTGATGTGAAAAATCTTCAAAACTTAAGTCTAGTTGTTGTTTAGGTGTATATTTAAAATTATTTACACCGTCGGAGTACCACCTAAACCCTTTATTCTTTGGTCCAAGCTTGTCACCTTCACTCGACGATATTTTACGGGCTTCTGTAAAATTGTATCCTATTATACGGTATGCACACAGGTCCCTGAAATCCCCATATTCCTTATATAACTTAAGGTGTCGTTCTGCATGTTCGGTCGGTGTTACAATTTCTAAGTTGCTTAATTCGTCAGTGCCACCGGCATGCTTAGGTAAGATATGGCGTATTTCGTACACGTGTGGAACAGGACCGTGTGCATCTTTCCATATCTTACCGTGCATGGATCTCATCTTTGTTGGTTTGTCATAGTAATGTCCTAAATAATTACTATTCATTAATCCAACATGCACTGTAAGTATCAAAATGAAATTATGTCGTCGTTTTCTGAAAGTTCGTCTACGCGCTTCCATCCATCTACAGTAAGCAGCTGGTGATTTTCAGTAAACTTATACTTTTTACCATCCTCGAACTCAATTTCTATTACAGGCATAACACCGTTTATATACAATTTTGTAATATCTTGCAATTCGTCATTTTTGTCATAAACCTGCGGCAAGTTTTCTGCATCCAGCCATACACCTACTCTATCTTTATAGTCACTAATGTTATGTCCAGCATGCTCAAAAATCTGTGCCATTGACATAATACCCTGGGTGGTACGAATATGTGTTTCTGCTGTAGTACACCCACTAGGTTTTACTGCTGTAATAGATGCGGATACAGGTATACCTAATTCATCTGCTAATGCTGCATTAACCTCAACTGTTAATTTCTTAATTTCTTCAAGCCTAGCAGGCAAGCCTACATCGTTTGGATCATTTAATAAAGAATTATCTAAAATGCCTGTCATTGATACACCAAGCAATCTCTCCTGCTCTGTATTGTCTTTCCAGATTTTGCGCAAATATGGAAAATGCGTAAGTGTAGACTGGAATGTACCTAAGATAGTAGCAATACGTGCTTTGCGTTTTAAATCTTCTTGTGTATCTTCAGCACGAACAATAATCTCTGTGAGGTTACAAAATTGGTACGGTCTCAAAATAATTTCACTATTGTGTACCAACACATCATTTGCAAAAAAACACTTCGTATCTTGTACTGTAATATCGTACGTGTCTTCCGTATAATCTAATTCTTCTACTATAATCATTTTTAATCCTCTATTATTGTTTTATCTATAAATTTCGTTGTGCTCGGATTCTGTTCAAACGATAAACAAAATTTCCAACCATTCTTCTTTGTGTGTGCCACATTTGCACCACAGATTCTCTATGACACGATTTGATCTAGATAGGTAGTTAATAACTACCTCCTCTGGAATCCCTGTTATTGTTAAAAAGTCTTCTTTGGTTTTCATAGCCAGAATCCCTGTTGATAACTAATGTTTATAGATCAACAGGGGTTCATCCCATTACTCTAATATCAATAACTCATCATCAGGTAGAAGCTTTGCTGCCTCAATATAACCACGATTCTTGGTATATATAGGGTGATCAGGTGTGCAAACAACCTGTTTCCCTGTCACTGTATCAGTCACTCTTACTAGTTTTGCATCTTTTCTGGTTTCGCCGGACCAGATGATTGGTTTTTGCACAATTTCTTCGCCATCAAAAGACTTCACTGTATAGGATGTACCAGATGCAATAGATTCTACGACATCTGATAGTTTCATTCTATATTCGATACCGTTAGAAATAACATCAATCTGTGTATCACCTACCAAGCAACACGGGTTTGTACCAAATTCAAAGTCTGGGTTGCGACGGCCATTCATTTTTACAATGTTTTTTGCAGCTTCACGATTAAAAATCCCGCGTTCGCCTGATTTTGACTCATACAAGGATAACCATTCTTGCATAAAGATACCAACGTCTGGTCGTTCTGTATGACATGCACTATTATTTGCTAAAGCACGTTGGCTTTGAGTCTCCCACCATGCACCTGATTTAGCATTACGCATACGGTCGTCTGATAAATTAGATAAAGAAATCATAGCACTACGGCGAACTCCGCCAACTACAACAACTTCACCAATCTTACACATAATATCATGACACTCAATACTATTTAATTTTCTACCTTGGGCATTCTTGAAAATTTTAATTACAAATTTAAATAATTCAATTAATGGTTCTGGACCAGACGCACGGCCACCAAATGTCTTTAATCTTGCACCAGGTGCCCTAACTTTACTAACGTCCCAGGATGGTGCTTCACCAGAATATAATAAAGAAATAACTTGTCTTAATGCTTTTGCCCAGCCTTCTTTACTATCAGATACAACAACTACTGTTTCACTATCATAAATTTTTTCAGGTACTTCAGGTAATTTTGCAATATATTGACGCTCCACACTAAACCCTACACCTGTACCACATAATAAAATAAACATACCTTCATCAAATGCTTTTGGGTCATCGATCGGCAAATATGAGCAGTTATATCCGGCGGTAGAATCCCGTTCTAGTGCTTTCCCTGACGTCATTAACGCACGCATCGAAGGCATTACTTCTAAATTCGTAACAGCTGATTGTAATTCATTCCTTAAGCCATCAGTTAAAACATAGTTATGTTTTTCTGCTAAATGCCCTTTCATAAAATCAAAATATCTTGCTACTGTCTCATCCCAGTTCTCTCTTCGCTTTTTAGAATCTATGTATCTTGCATATCGACTCTTAGCAATATATGTTTCGTATAATCCCATCTGTGGTGTCTTATTATTCATTAATTTTATTCTCCGTACTCTCTTTTTAATTTGTCATTTATTAAAGGGCAAGAAATCCCTAAGCTGGTGCCTAGTGTTTCTTTTATTGTATTTCTTTAATTTGGTCGTTGGTATAAACTTTTAAAAGTTTAAAATTATTGCTAACTTCCGAGCATGTATTTACCATACCTAATTCGTAATTAAGTATATATTGACTACATAAAACTGGCAATAAATATATACCGTCATGATCTTCTACTAGGTGTAATTCTGCAGGAATTTTAGATAATGTAGCAGTGTAGTATATTAATAAGCTTATAGAACTTGTACAAAATTCGCCATAGAATAATATTTCCCACGGTGTTGGCCAACTATCAGGCGTATAATAATCTATAGTACGGGCGCCATATGGCATACCGGCATAGAATTTAGCAATTTCAATTATCTGTGTTTCTACTGTTAAATTAGAAATATTGTTTCGTAAATTTTTCCAAAGAGAAAGTCTTTGGTCATTAGGGATTGTATTCCATATCATGTTGTGCTCTTAAAACGGTAACCAGCTTATTGTATTTGTACTTAATGTTAATGTAGTTGAAAAATTATGTGTATACCAGATTTCTATATTAGCACCTACATATTTAGCGATGAAATTAACATCTTTTGTTTCGTCTAAATTTATTTGTGTTCCTGTATCTACTAATGTTGCAGGAGAAAACGGAGGCAAATTAGGTAATGTCGAAAACGGAGGTGGCGGTGTAGCAGATGACTGAACTGCTGTTATCCTTAATTCCCCATTCCTAGAAAAAGCACTTCCTACAGAGTTCCAGTCGGGTGCCGTGACATCGGTGACATCATAAAGAATATTTAGGAAAGGTGTTGCTGCATATTCTAGCGTAATATCTACACTATCTACTGTTCGCTTAACTGGCTGAAAAACTCCAGGAAAGTCAGGCACAGGCAATGGCCATTCGATAGGACGTAGGTGTTGGTTAGAATCTACAGGAATAGTGTCTGTCTCAATAAATCGACCATCAGTATTACCTATAAAAATTCTACCGGTGTCAACACACAATGCTAATTCGCCTGGCAATAATACTTTAGGGTAATTAATAGGTGTAAAATTTGGGAAATTATTATATCCAGCGGCACCATTATATCCGTGTGGGTATAAGCTATTAGGTCCTACAGGGTTATACACATACCCATCAAATTGGATTTGTGTTCCACGTCTATTTTGTATCCTTGATACAACTACAGGTGCTGACATTTTAAAACCTCGTTATGCAAATAACATTGCAATCTTGTATATTATTTAAATTACTTTTAAACTGATGCGTAATATTTATCTAATGCCGTTAGCCAAAGACTAATACATTCATCAAAACCACTACCTTCAAACACAAATTCTTGATAGGTTGCATCTCTTGTTGCAATCATAACAACACCTCGGTGTATTTTTGTATCAAACATCTCGTTGTGTGCTAGTGCATAAGCGCCTAATTGGGCCTTATAATCTGTAATCCATTCTTCTTTTTTTAATCTGAGACTATTTTTAAAATCTATAATAGAAGGTATACCATCATGTACAGCAACTAAGTCTGTTGTACCTGCGTATAATCCTGTACAATATAATGCTACCTCTGTGCCCCAGACTTCTGATACTTTTGATAATCCATGCTTAATAATAACTTTAGCTAATGTTTGGCTCATAAATGACCCATCTAATGGCTTACCTAATATATAATTCTCTAAGTTATTATGCATCCCTGTACCTAGGCTAGCTGATTCATTAGTGATTTGTGCAGCTTTTTCATCACCAACTTTTTCTCGCCATTTTATAAGGAACGACTTATCAGCTACTTTTGAAAGAACAGTTGTAACACTCGGTAATTGAGAATTTTCTCCTACTATGTATTTTCTACCTTCGGGTGTGCTTATCCGCTCTAAAGGCTTATAATCGTATATTTTGTTTATGTACATATAGTAACTATAGCACAAAGAACATCACAATGTCAATGTTTTACAATTGCCGAAATGCCAACGATATATTGACCTACTTCTACCAGATTTATTACAGTGCGGACATATTAAAATAGACAATATTATTTTTTCTATCTTACCACCCATTGATCGTATCACCACGCTAATTTCCATTGGATTGTGTTACCTGTTGCTGGATTCGTTTGAATTACAATTGTATATCCTAAGGCAACAAAATATGATAATACTGCATTTAATTGCATTTGAATTGCTTTATTTGTTACTACATTTGCCCATACTTGCCAATATAGCTGCGGATTAGTTCCGAACGTATTATTCGCCACATTTATAACAACTACGGCCGGTGTTGCTGGTGGATTTGGTAATGCTGCTGTTACAGGATTTAATACCGTGCCTGTAGCAAGATTTGTATAATTGTCTCCCGGTGTTAAAACATCAATAGATGAAACAAACGAAGATGCCGGCGGAGTGTTGTACGTAATAGATTTTTCAGGTACACTACTGGCCTGTAAATTTACTTGTGTTGTTGCACCAGTGCCTGGATCAGTTATTACAAGGTATGGATTAAAAGGCATATATCCGGCACCACCGTTATTAACTAATACACTTGTTATTGCGCCAGTATTATCGAGTAATGCTGTACCCTGAAATCCTGCACCTAACGGATACGGCACTGCTGTATTTAACCATGAAACAATCTTTACCTCTGTCACACTAGGTTGATAACCCGACCCTGTATTTAATATTGCAACTGCTAATATCTGTCCTGTTAAACTAATAGTAGTTATTGCAAAAACTGCATCAACATACCCTATATTAGGTAATACAGCCCTTGTCGCAATAACAGAATCATTTGTTGTATAACCAGATCCTGCATTAATTATATTAATTCCGACAATATTACCTGCGGCATTTACTAATGGTTGTAAGTTAGCAGAATGTCCTGCAACTGAAGTTACCGACATGGTGGCAGAAACAGGTTGGTATCCAGCACCTTGACCTGTAACATTAATCGATAAAACACTTCCACCGTTAGTTGTTACAGTTGCGGTTGCGATCGATGATGGAGATGATCCTACAGGTGGCACAAATTCAACTGTAGGTAAATCTTGAAAATACCCAGTGCCACCTGATGTAACATTTACCGATGTTACACCGCTAACAAATGTCATAGGTGTTGTTCCACCAATCGTAGTACACATCTGTGGTCCACCTGTACGACATTGGCTAGATGCTGATAATACGGCCTGCTGTATTGCACAAATTTCTTCCCATACAACTGGCAAATTTGTTGCCGTTTGTTCCATTTGTGGGGCTGTTGGAAACCCGGATGATGACTCACAAGACATAATCTTTACCTTAAATTTTTGTAGCTTTCTGCGCCATATCGTTTACACGAGCAGCACTATCTTGTGTTTCGTCGTCACCACTTAGTTCAGCTGACGGCGGTACAAGTTCTATAGTATCTGGTGTTGCATTTGTAACAATCGGATCATTCTGTAATAAAGTTAGTAAACTATCTATATCTATAGAGTACCCTGCTGATTGTAATTTATTAACTAATGTTTGGGTAGGTAACGATAAAACATTGTTACCTTTTACCCCTATTAGCAGATTATCAATGTCAGATTGCAGATTCTGATTGTAATCCTCGTCTAGTATTTCTCTTGCTCTCATTTATAATATTAGTATGTTTTACTAGACGGGTTTTTCTTAGTTCTAGAAAATGTACTATCACCGGAATATTTGTTACGTGAATAAATTTCTACTTTTTCGTCAATTTCATCTTCTTCGGCTACTTTGGCTTCTCTTAGTGCTCTTGCTTTAGCTACAAGTTTTCTCATTTCTAAAACCTTTTGCTGTAAAGCAGATTCCATTTTCTTTGCACGGCCCAATGGCTCTTCACCGTCTTCTGCACCGAATTCGTCATCCATTCCCGTATCTTGATCTAAATCAGCAGCAATGTTATCTAAATCATCGACTCCGCCCATAGACATTTCGTCATCCATGCCCATGTCAATATCTTTATCCATATCAGTTTGAGCAGTTACTTGACCAGTTGCTGCCATATTTGTTACAGCATCATCAACTTGTTGTTTAGCAGTATATAAAGAATCCATTACTCCTTGCAAGGCACTATAAATCTGTGTCTGAAAAGCTGTAGCAGAATCTGTACCATATGTTTCTCTCATTTGATCGGTTACTGGGGGAAGATCCTCGTTCTGTAAACGACCAATTTTTTCAACCATTTCTTGTAATTCTTGTGCAAAACCTTTTGCGGCCATCATCACTTCTGCTTGGCTTACTTCTGTTTCTAACAAACGACGTAAGTTCTTTACTAAATTTTCATGTTCTCTCATTGCTATTCCTTGTTTTCTTGCTGCTGCATGTGCAGCAAACGGATCAGGCACCATGCGCCCGGTGTTTGGGTTTAGTACTAACGGTATATTGTCGTTGCTATCTATGTTCATATCTTGCATCGAAAGCTGATCATTGCCTAATACCTTCATTGCATGCCTAGCGTGTGGTGTGTTAGGTACTTCACCTGCGTGACCACCTGCTGCTGATGCTCTCTTACCTACAGACTTAAACGGGTCTTCATCTTCTTCTATACCATTTGCATCTGAATCACCTTGTGCTTGATCAATAGACTCGTCTTCCATTATAGATAGCCCTGGTGCTAATGCATCATGCTGATGCATATCTGACATAGATTCTAGCATGTTCATTGCTTCATGCCTAACCTTTTGTTCAATAAAATCATCGGGAAAACGATATCTACTAGAACGATATTCGTCCATTGCTCTTTCGACAGCTTTTTCAAAATCTAAAGAATCTTTACCTGTAATTTCAAATATTTCAACAACAAAGTTAGCTAAATTATTAACCACACTATCAAGCTTTGGTGACTTAAACTGAATATCAGCAAACTCCCTAAGTGTTTTAATACCTTCAAGTATTAAAAGTCTTTTAGAAATTTCTGACGAAGTTTTAGCATCAGCACCTTGTACTTTTAAGTCAGTAATTTCTCCCTCAATTTGTTCCATGATACTAACTAACTCAGTATCATTAACATTTTCAGAAATCTTAAAACCGTAATTAGCTTCTAGGTGCTGATTTATCCTTCTTAATGTGGTATTTGGTGACTTACCAATATCGTGTAAAAGCATATAAATCGTTCCTGTTAAGTTATGTTTCTATTATTTATTTATCTTTCTGGTCGCCATTTTATTTTTTAAAAACGGTTATAGATTCCTTTACGTGTTTAGCTAATTGCTCAGCAACTTGAAATTTATCTTCTAGAATTGCCATTCTCTCTAAATCGTGATTACTTTTAGCAACCTTAAGGCAATGCAAATAATGTAACATATCTGTGTGGTATTTTGCATATTTTTCTTCTAATAATAATATCTGTTTTATAATAAATTGTTCACCTTTATAATGTCTCTGTGCAATAAGTATAGCTATATCATACAGTAGTATGTTTTCATATAAAACTGTTTTATTAACAGAAATTATGTTATAAAAATTATTAATATTTTTTTCAACTGAAACATTTCCTATAATTGCAGTATTGCTTGAGGTTTGCAAAGGGTACCCATTCTTAATAGCTAACCTAGCACTTCTGTCAACTGCTTTGTTTAGCTTCTTTAATAGGTCACCCTTTGGCATCTTTACCTTCTTAACCCGTTATTCTTTCTAGATGCTGTCTTTTTATTTCTTGCGGCTAAATTAGCAGAAAGTTCACCAGATGCTTGATTTGGTTTAGTATCACCTACAATAGTTTTTGGAGCTTCTGTTCTTGTATATTCTACAGGTTGCTGTTCGTTTGTATATTGTCGTTTTTGCATCTTACCTAGCCCTGTCGGGGCAATAGCAATTGATCCTGCACCTGTTGCACCTGCACTACAATTTTCTCTGATACCTGCCAATTCCTTTAATCTACGTAGATCTTCGTCATCTTCTTCCGAAACAGGCTGCTGGGCTGTTTGCTGTGGTTGATTATCTTGAGCCATAACAGGTTGCAAAGTGTCTGTATTCATCCACTCTAATTTACCTGTAGTAGGATTTTTTACTTTAACACCGTTCGCATTCGCATCTACCTGTGCAACTTCACCGGGTATTTGCATACCGTTTTGCCCTTGCATGCCAACAGTCATACCAACTTGTACAGGTGCACCTTTTCCTGCCCACATTGGTTTTACTTTCTGTGGGGCAGAAGATGCTTGCTGTGACTGTACAGGCTGTGAAGGTGTAGGTCCAATTGTTTGGCCAGAAGGTGGTGTGACTTGTCCCTCTAATACAGCTTTGTATTCTTTAAAAGACATTCTCGATAATATTTCTCTAGCATCTGTCAAACTAATAGAATTAGATTCTGCTATTTGTTTTATGACATCACCGTACATAAGTTCTTTAATAATTCTATCGTCTTTAATCATATAGTAGTTATCCTTGAAAATGATACATTTTTTGCCCAACCGCTCGGGCTGCCTGTGACTGTTGTAATTCTAACACCACTAGGGATTATTACTCCGTCTAAATCGTCTACTAATAATCCCACTGGCCCAGGTGTTCCATATGGGGTGAAATTATAAAATTGTACTCCTCGCTCTACCGCAAATTTCCATATAAAACCTTCACCTGTTAATTCTATAGTATAATCAGATAATTCTATTACAGGAAACGGATCAGATAATACTACAGGCATTGCCCTTAAGCCTATACTCATCAGAAAAACTTCAAAGTTTTTCTGACTCTTATCTAACGGATTGCCGGTAACCTGTATATTAACTAACCTCTCTAATTCCTGAGAAGGTGGGGGATTTGGATTTGGATCAGTAAAAGCTCCAGGAGACGAAACATAACAGACATAATACTGTAAATCTGCTGTTAAGTTTTGCTGTGCTGTTGCTGCACCGTGAATTTTTTGAACCATTTTATATCCTTATCTACTATTTAGCATTAAAGTCTAGAACCAATTTGCAGTTGCCATGTAGAAATTCCGTCAAATATAAAAACACATTCTTCTGTAACATCAAGTTGAATAGAATTCGTATTACCTAAATCAGTTGCTATTATATCAGATGTACCTGTTGTATTAATAAAAACAGTTTCTAATGTGGATTTTGTAACAATTACAGCAGTCCCTATCGGAGCAGTAGATAATGTACCGTTAGGTAAATATACTGTTCCTGGACTAGTTACATAGTATTTCTTACTAAAACCTAAAAAGGATCCAGGTGTGGTCGCTATATAGTCTGTTATGTTTGTTGAATTAATAACTACGCTCTTACTAATTGCATCAGTAGTTATATAAATATTTTCACCCGGTAATATAGTTAACGTGTCACTGCCGGTTGCTGTAATAGTTGGTTGTGACGGTACGTCAATAAAAGAAAAAGCATTAGATGTTATTCCTATCGGTGTAAATACTAAGCCAGATGCTGTGCTATTGACTGTGACAACATAGTTCTGAGCACCAGCATACGTGTCAGGTGTATCAGTTAGGTCTAAGAACGATGATGTACCCGATGCACCACATCCCCAGATATACGGAACACGTTTAACAGTGCAGACAGTACAATCAACATGATCAACACCTACATCATCACCTAAGGATTGTACCATAATTGTTAATGATATTTCGTCCCACGTTGATCGACCTTCTTCTAATGCAAAAGATAAATTATCGCTACTAGGATTCATTATATTTACAGTGGCGCCTTCTTCTATATTTTCAAATATAATCTCGGCTGCTGACCCTAATACAGGCTTACCGTACTGGTTTATAGCTCCATTAAAATTTGCGCCACATATTACCCAGTGCGATAAAGATCCTGTTAGAACCTGTTGATTAAACACTCCGCCGTTAGTGCGTATTGGCATAAAATCTTCCTTGTAAGTTTCCTATATTTATCAAATGACACATAACACCGTAGAGAAGGAAAGGGGCACAGTGCCCCTTTCCTTCTCTATTAGCATAAAATTTAAGCTAATTTAAACGGTACTTCTACTACAGTAACTGAAGCAAAACTTGCTGTAGCTGTAACAGGTACATTAGCAGAGTCTGCTGAGCCTGTAGTAATATATACTGTGGTGCTTGGTAATGCTCTAACTGCTGCTTGCATCTGAGGTGCTGCGGCAGTCATATCTTCTGGCGTGTTTGCAGGCGGTACATCATACGGCGGTGTATCAGAACCCCAACCGAATGCTGATGCAGAGCATGCAAAGTGTATTTCTGTTGTACTACCATATAATGCAGGTTGACAAGAAATTATTGTCACATCGCAGTTTTTTGTTAATTCAGCAAAGGCTAGTACTGCTGCACTGTTAGGTACTGGTTTGTTATTACCGACAACAAAATATGTAGTCGCTGTTATTTTACCGCCGGATACCTCTACTGGTAAATTAACTGTGCCGTCAGAAACTGTCCATGCAAAAGGTCCAGTCATTTTAAAATACCGTAAACTACCGGTTAGTGTTTGAGAATTGATGATTCCACCATTCACTTTAAAAGTTGCCATTATGTAATCTCCTACAATTAAGTATATTTATCATATCTATATATTTTACGGACATTAAAAAAGGCGCACAAGGCGCCTTTTTTATCAAATCTATTAAGATTAGATTGTTGCTGGGTACCAACCTGCTGTACCTGTAGAACTGTTTGCTGGTGTAGCACCAGAAGTGGAACCTGGGCCAAGAATCAATGTACCGTTTGCACCAGTTCCAACTGGCATTGTACCGTTGAAAGCTGCAAATTTCATATCAAATGTTACTGCTGTAGGTGTTACAGAAACAAGCGCGCCAAGCACGTTTGTAGGTGCCGCACCACCTGTAGTAACAACCGCAGTTGCACCAGTCACTGGAAGAGCAGTAGCAATAATACCATCAGTTAATGGTGCGAACCAACCTTCTGCATTACCAAGCATTATATCAACTGTAGTGCTACTAACATCATAGTTACTTACTGCAAGAACAGTTGCTCTTGTTTCAAGTGTTTTAAGTGCTTGTACTACTGCACTCTCTACTACACCAAAAACTGAGCTAGCAACTGTGCCAGCACCTGCTGGTGTAGTAGTACCAAGTACAGTAAGATCGGCTGCTGCAAGAGCAGAAATATCTTTACTAAAAACTAATTTTACGAATGCAACTTTTCTTTCAACCCATACGCCTGGGTATGCTGCGCCATTTACTTTCTGCGTCATGATTTAAATCTCCTAATAAGTTCGCAGACACATATCTGCATGTTAATATTTATCTTTTTACTCGAAATTATGCAAAAGATGATAACTTTATTGGTTATTTCCTAGAGCGACCTAATAACGCCCTTTCTTGATCTTTTATCATTCTATCTTTTAATTTTCGTTCTTTTAACACAATATCTGTAAATATTTGTCTTACTTCTTCTACAGTAGCTTGTCTTTTAAATGTATTTTTCGCCCAATCTATGCCTTGACTGAACAAACTTTTCTTAGGCGATCGAATATTATCAAAGTCTTCAGTATCATCAATATCTTCCGGTGTTGTTAATTCGTCACCAAATTTTTCTCGCATAAACGATATTAAGGGCTCTGTTAGCCCGGCTGACTTAGCATAGTTTGCTAATTTCTGTATTGCATCACTAGCTTTTGGCGCATCACTAGCTTTTGGTGCAGCAGTCGATGTATTATACTCGCCTAAAACTTCATCAAATACTCTGTTAATTTCGTCTTCACTAAATCCGTGTTCGTGTAATATCTTACCTATATCATCCGTATCTAATGAATAATTAGCATCACGCCATGCTTGTTGCAAATCAGAAATATCAAGCTTACCTTTAAACAAAGATCTAGAGGCGCGACTGTTTGCCGCATTCTTAAAAATTGTCTTAGCATCAGAACGTGATACTTTTTCTTCTGATAGTGATTCCTTAGTTAATATATTCCAAAACATTCGTCGTTGTGAACTAGACATCTTATTTGTAATAAGGTCTTTTAGTTTGACTAACTGTGCTGCTTTCTTCTGCTCTGGTGATTGTTTAGGTTCTTCTGTCCCAGTGTCAGGTGATGTATCCAGCGCATTTATTGCTGGTGCAAGGATTTTAAATACATCTTCTACATTCTTTTCAGATACAGTCTTGCCCGGGTCATCATAAAATTCTTCAGTTAATTTTTTCTTGGCAGCGCGGGCATTGCGTTTTCTGATAGCATTAGGCGTCTGACTTAATACGCCTGGTTTCTTGCCGCCTCTGGCCTTAGGAGATACACTAGGTCCAGACAATTGTGGTGTATGAGGAGATAGTGATCTATTATCGTGTGAAATACTAAGTGGGTCTCTAACATCACGATAATCTACATCGTCTGCATCGTCTGGATTAAATTTATTAGGTGCTCGTTTACTTCTAGATGATTCATCACCATAATCAACACTGTCTGGTTCATTAGATATTTGTCCGTGTTCGGGTGCTAATACTTGAATTATTGCATCGTCAATAACTTCATCATCTAAGCGTGTCTTTAGTAAAAGAAACTTAGATAAATCACCCGCTGTCGGTTGCTTCTTATAAACTAATTTACCTGACTTAGGGTCTGATTGTGTAGATGCAATTCCATTATTTTTTAAATGTTGAATCCAAAGCTTAATAAGCAATCGTGTATTAGTCGCCATTAATCTCGTCTTCCTCTTGGTAGCTTCCTGATTTAATACGCTTTACCATGCGTGTAAAACGATTAGGGTCAGCGCCTTTTATACTTGACACAAACCTTTTCTTAAGTGCATCGGCTTCTTCGGCAGTAAATGCTTCGTCAATGGACTCTAATAAATTAATAGCAGAAACTATGATATGCTGCGCTCGTGCTTCTATAAGTTCTTCTTTATTTTTTTGAGGAACATAAGAACTAATTTCTTCTAAGATAGATTTACTTCTACGGTTAATGGACAATTTTATCTCCAAATTCTTTTATCTATTTATCAGGTTACGTTCGTTTTTTCAAAAAAGCCCGAAGGCTTGCTGCACCTTCTAATGGATCTACTTTTGTACCAGATGTTATTTCGCCTGTGTTAGTATCTACTTTTTCTCCTGACTTAACTGTACTAGACCTTTTTAATTGGTCATATATATTTTTTGTAATAGCATTAGGTGTACTATTATCAGACTCATCTAAATCAGAAATCTTTAAACATTTATTGTTAAATACTAAATCCACTTTAGATCCTACTCCAGAGCTAGAACGTGTTTTCATAAACTGAATCTGGTAGCGACCGCTTTCTTTCATTGCTGCACTAGTAAATATACCAATTACATTATCAGCTGTATTAACTTTAGATATACCACCTGCAATATGACTTGGGTCAAATTCTATTTCCTCGTATGATGTATTATGTGTTAATATGTCATTACCAAAAAATAAATGATCTCCGTCCGTTGTTATATCAACTGTCTCTATTTCCCCAACATACTCTATACTAACAATTTTATCTTCATCCATCTAATTGTTCCTTAAAAATTCCAAGCATTTGTTTACTGTGCTAATCTTATCCGTTATATACTCCGATGACTACACTATTAGTATATTATAACCCCTATTTTGTAGAATGTCTATTCGCTTCTTATCAGTATCCCATATCTGTGCAGATGTAATTAGTTCCACTTCATGTTCTGTATATTCCATAAATAACATTTTCCACGATTTAACTACGTTGATGTTATTTATTTTTTACGAACAAAATATCCCCTATACTAAGACCGCTCTCAATTGTATCAATTCCCGATTTTGTCGGAAATCTGTGATTTGCTGAACAAATAATTTGTTTTCCGGATTCAGTTGTTACTCTGTAAACGTGATTTGCCTTATTATGCCATTTGTCTTTTACTAAATTATACCCTGATGCACTTAATATCTTATCGCCGACGACGACATCCTTTATTTCTATAATTCCCTTATTTTCTATGTTGACTTTTGTGTCAGGGGATAAACAACGATTTAACTGACTTGCAGATACTGTAACAATATCTAATTCTACAGCTAAATTTCTTAATTCTTCTGTTACATATTTGTCTTTAACGAACATATTTTCTGCAGATATCTTTCTACTCATCGGTGACATAAGATCTAAGTAGTCTACTAAAATTGCATCAACCTTTTTTCCACAGTGTATTTCATATTCCTTAATAAATGCCCTAATATCGTTTGTTGTGCATCCGTTTGGTAACTGTTTAATACGTAAAGATCCTTTCGATTTTTGATGCATTGCCCGAATCTTCATATGAGAATCATCAATATTTCTCATAACTTCTCTAGTTTCATACCCTGTATGCATTGCATCAATCCGCATTGCACATAATTTTTCACTAAGTTCTAACGAAAGATACACAACGTTAAAGCCAGCCATGGCCCAATTTACACCAAGGTTCTGTAAAAAGATTGACTTGCCGCTGCCACTTTGTCCTGCAAAAATTGTAATCTCACCCTTATTTAATCCACCATACAATTTTTCGTCGACAGTTTTCCAACCTGTAGAGACCTGCCCTTTATTTTCTTTAAGTGACTCTAACCTGGATTTAGGGTCTGCATAATAGTCGAGCCCTAAATCCTTAACTAATGCAACTTCTACCGCTGCCTTAATATTTGCTAATACTTCGCCGTACTTACCTTCGTCTAATTTGTTAGGTGATGATAAGATTGCATCTCGCAATGCTTTATGCCTACAAAATTTTTCAAATTCTCGTAAAAACCAAGCATCATGGATTACTGCTTCTTTATCCATGATTCTTATTTCTTTTTGTGTCACAGCATAAATTTCATCTAATGATGGTATTATTGAAAAATCAATACTATAACTTTCAATAAATGCAATAGTATCTTTATTTTGCCTATCATCAAAATACTCTGACTTCATAATACCTTTACACCTTACGAACAGGTCGGGGTTACTTATCATAAAACTAATAAAGATATCTTCTATGTCTTTACTGTAGTCCGTAATTTCACTTGCGTTTTCTTGCTCTTTCATTCTGCTCCATGTTCCAAAATAGTTGAATCTTGTCTTTTCCTGTTATAGCTGAAGATATTATCGAGTGGGTTGTTAACAGTCTTCCATATTTTTCTGATGCACCTGCTGCATCTTTTATATCTTTATCCCATTTCGGGAATGAAACTGCCCAATTATTTTTTATAGCAACATCGACTAAATCTTTACCTTTCTTATCTCGGTCAGGGCAAACAATTATATCTTTTTGTAACCTATTAATAATATCGACTTTTGTTTGCCCTACTTCGCCTAGAACACTAACCCCGTCGACTGCCCATGCATCTAAAACACCTTCGGTTACTATTACATATTTACGTGTCCAGCCTTGTTGATCATCTAAATTATGCACGAAGTCTTGGGGACATTGTTGATAATATTTTGGTATAGTTTTTTCAACTGTATCATAACACAGTCTAGATGTAAAACCAACAATACTACCCTTATACCTAAACGGAATTATTATTCGTTTATTTAAGTTATGTGAACTTATTGGTGTCCAAAAGAAATTCTCTAAATCATAAATTTTCCTACTTAGAGCATATTGAGTCACTTTTAGAAAGTCGGGATCGTCTAAACCATTCTCTAACCAATCTTGTATTGATAGTGAATTCTCTGGTAATTCCGTTGGCTGCCACTTATGTAATAAAGATCTAAAAACAGATTCGCGGTCTTCTTCAGGCTCGTCGCCATCACGCAATACTCGTATTTGGTTTCTTTGTCTAAATATTTCAAATTCTATTTGATTTATAAACCGCTGATCTATATGTATTTCTTCGAGGAATGTTTTAAACGTATTTGACAATCCTTTGCCGTCTGAATACGATGCGCTGAATCCACAATTGAAACAATTTAATAAAATTGAGTTTTTTCCCGGATTAAATTGAATTCCGAAACGGTTACGTGTATCCTTCCCATGGCCTTGCGTATGACAAAGCATACAGTGGCGTTTGCCCCAATTCTTCGGGGCCTGTTTTAATGGACCTATATTCTGTAATATTGCATCCCTCAATAGGTTAAATATCATCCTGTTTCCCGTTTTTCAATAAGAGTATATCCTGCATCTATAATCAACTTTCTCTTTGTCTGAGTTATTTCACATAATTCACCGAATGTCTTCTTATTCTTAACATTAATATCGGCTGCATTGTATAATTTAGGATTGCCGTGCAATTGTCTTGCATTGCTTAAGATTTTTCACGAAGGTGCAAGTTCTTAGGAACCTTTCTGAGATCTACTTTTATTCAATACATCTATATTCATGCAACAAGTATAGCAGAAATTCCTAAGAAAATCAAATTATATCAGGTAGATTAAGAACGAATAATAAGCTTTTTAAATAAACCGGGGTCAAGGACTTCTGTAGACGGTAGATAACGAAATTTTAACCACATCACATTTTCTTTAAATGTCCAGGCCTGGGTACCTGTGTAATTAATATATTCGATATTATCATTCATGCTAGATGGATAAATCCTAAACCATCTAGCATCATTAAGATATGCATCAGGTGTTTCTTCTAAAGATCCCCATATCTCTAATATACCTGTAAATCTTTCAGTATATGTAGAAAACGAATGTACAGATTCTTTATGATTAAGAACTCTTGCCCCAGGTATTCTTGAAGTGTAAAAACAAGGTCTTGGTGCGCCCGAAATAGATACAAGTATATCAGGTGTCCAGTTCTCTGGAAGAATGGTTACGCTAGGTAACGGTGCCTTAAATGCTTGTTCTGTGATTTCTACTTCCATGGATACGTTATCATTCATATCGCTATATAATGGTTTCTCTACATAATACCCCGGTATATCTGTGACAAATTCTTCAGTTCTAATAAGCACCATATTATATAATCCGGCAGATATGTCTATTGTGTCGCCGCTGTCTAACATTAAATTTATTAACCCTTTTGCAGGACCTAAGCTACACAATTTTTCAAGAACAACAGTATTATTAGTTGGGTCAATAATTCTAGCATATACTTGTTGTGTACATGCAATATCGACAGGAATTCTATCAGGGCCTAATGCCCTAAAAATAATTTTATTATCTAGAGATTTATGCACTAGTATTGGATTTTTATTCATTGGGCCAGTGTCCTTAAGTGGGCAAAAGACATCATCAACAGCAAGTAACTGTCTAACATGGTCGTAGAGATATACTTTGTTTATCGAAATGTCCATTTATTTTGCCTTAGTTTCAATTATTATCAGTATTTATCTTTATTATTACCAGAAATTATTTTTGTAAGGTTATTATAGGCATAAATAAGAGTATGTTAAATCTCGAAAATATAAAAGAAAAGTTTCCCTTCCTTTCAGGACTAAGATGTCAATTGCACGAATATATCGGGATAATACAAAACTCTGATGATAAAATTATAAGTTTCTATGATTACGAATCACTGAGAACTCCCGAAGAGAAGAAGTTATTTTTGGAACTTGGCGAAATATGGTGGTGGGAAAGTAATCGACTTTTACCTATTAATATTTTCTTACAAGGTGATATGAACCAATTCAGGTATTGTTTAAGGACAGTAGTAAACAAAGATGTTGAGCTTATATTTGGCACAATGACTAGCCTAAATAACATTATTAAAAAACGTATTAAAAAACGCCAAATTCAATTATTAAGAAAGGCAGATTAGTTTTAGAACATTTATCCTGCTGACATTTGTTCGATCAATAGATTCAAATTAACAACAATGGCTAAACTGTAGGCCAAACCATGACCACGCTTAAATGCGTAGCCTTCATCTGTATCCTTAACCCAAACTTCTTTTCTTATTTCGTACCACGACTTTCCTTGTAAATGGGATTTTGATGGTCGAATAATTGCTAGTATCATTGCTAAATCTTCAACTGATTGTGGTTTATATTTTTTCAATAAATGACTATACCCGTTTAAATGGAATAATTGATCAGTAATTTCTTCAAATTCAAAAAAACCCCACACTGGGTCACGATTTAAGAGATCTATTAAATGCGCTTCATCCCGGACACCTTCATACATTGTTACATTAAGAAAATCTACCTTAAAGTAGCCGTATTCATTTGCAACCTTATGGCCTAATGTTGAAATATTTGTAGTAGGGTCTCGCGGTATATTTTGAAAATAAACACCAGTAGGGTGTTTTTCTACTTTATTATTCGGCCTATCAATCCTGCCGTAAATGCACTCGATACCCTCTAATATAGCATCCCTGTTAAATACATCAATATCTACGTCTGTAGCAACTTTACGCATTATTCCCTTTTACTAAAAATTACTTTAAATTCACCCCAAACCGATCTCATACTACCACCGTGTTGTAACATAAAGATAGCAGCGTCTTGATCATTATCAAATTCTCCGATAACATACGAACGCCTTTCCAACCAAATGTGTTGTCTATCCAAAAAGCTTGTCCAGCTGTTAAAATAGTATATATTACACTCATAGTCCTGCCTGTGATAGCAAATTTCTTATATACTCAACGTCATCGGCTGCTTTCTTAAATTTTCGCATCCATAGGCCTGGGTCAATGATCGTACCTATTATTTTTGCATGGTCTTCATTAAAGCTGCTCATTAAACTTTCTCCAGACGGGGCAAGGTATAATACCCACGGGCTTATTTTACCTGTCTTAATCATATATGCTGCTTCGTTGGCTGAAATTGTATAGAAAAAATCAACAAATTGTTTATTATTTTTTTCTGACCATTCTACTATCTCAATAATAGTTCTCTCAGTTGCACTTATTGCTGGTTCTTTTTTTACGATATCATTGATATAACAATCATACACAAAATCCTTTGTCCAATCTTTTAATTTTACACCGTTTTGTATTACAAAATCAATATATTTTTCAATGTACAAAGGTTTAAGATTAGCTAAATGATTACCAAATTTTGCAAATTCTATATAATACGGACTTTCAATGAATTCTTCTAATGTTTTAGGTCTTTTTACTTGGGCAGTAAGTTCAAAGAATCGTTGAAATGCTCTAAATCCTAATCTCGGGCCTGTGGCATCTGCGTCGAGCACCCTTTGCTTTTTCACACACATATGAGTACTTAACGTGCTAGATTTATGAAATTTAGTACCACAGAATTTACAGATATGTTCTTGTTTCATTAGTTTGTTAGCTATCAAGGCTATTTTCCTTTTGGCTCGCCTTTAAATATTTCTTTTATTGTTTTATCATCAAGACCGTTATCTTTAAATAATTCAATCAATTCTTCTTTTGAATTTAATTTAAGCAATAACTCAATATCGTCACTTTTTAATAAAGGGTATATTTGTATTAATGCTTCTTCGATTCTATCTTTTTTAATACCTTTGGGAGGCGGAATCCATGGATGAAATTGTTCTCGACCTGTTCCACATAATGACAAAAGCATCCATTGTAATTCAGGATGTTTTTTTAACGAATTAAATTCGTTATTTACTAAATCATTTACCATCATAAGATGGTGCTCTGCATGGTTTTGAGATGAGCTCATATACCGCATTAATACCCATAAGCTTATTTCTTTTTTATGTTCAGCTGATAGATTTCTATAAAAATATTTATTACAAAAATCCATAGCAGGCAACTCCATCTTAAGTGTTAATGTACTTGCTTTTTTTGTAGGCTTTTCTTCTTCAGTCTCTATAGCATCGGGGTTCAATCCATAAAACCCACTTAACCAATCTTGCATATTATCCATCGTACCCTTTCTCTCTGTAAATATGGTCTATGTCTTCTCGTAAAGTCTCGATTTCTAGTGCGGCTTCTTCTAATAAATCCGATAAACGATCTGCCTTCCCTTCTTGCACACTCTTTCGAGAAGAGATCTGCCTGCGTATTTCTGCGCGTTTCCGTAAGCGGTATATTAAATCTTCAGTAGTCATGTTTTCACTAAATAAGTTCGTGCATGATATCTGTTTGTATGCATGCGAATTCTTTTTAAAAATCCTAATTTTAATAACTTTTTTAAATCAGGATCATCTTTAATTTGTGGACTAGAAACCATTCCATAATAAATTCTCTTCTAGCTGTTCCGTATTCTGTTAACGGAACATATAAAAAATCAGTTATTCAAATAACGCACCGATATCTATAACATCTGGTAATTTTGTTGTCTCCTTGACAAATAAAACACAGTTTGGATTTGGCTTGTCCTCAATAGGAACAACTAAAATATTTCCGTTTTTTAATTTAGGAAAATACCATTTTACTTCTGCATACACATTAGTGATGTTTACTTCTTTTGGTCTAGGCACCATATGCTTCAATGGATTAAATACCATTGTATGAAATCCTCGATCATTTAAACTAGTCAACGGCATTATTTCTAAGTCACTGTATTCGGCATCGCAAACAAGAATAGACCAATCTAATGGCATTTGAACTGTATAATCGCCTATGTTTAATACTACTGCTGGTGCTTGAAAACTTTCTAAAAATATAAGCGGTATAAAGAAATAATCTGGATTTTTTGGATCAGAATAGTCTAAGACACAATACCTTATGTCTTCTATTTCATTTGGCACTTTGTCGAGTTCATATGCCCGATTTTCATTAGTTAAGATAAACAGAATAATTCTCCTTTTATTTTATATAGTAACATATATGCATGATAAAATCAATTACCTTGTTCTATTGTTTTGCTTATTTCGTTTAAAGACAAATCTGTACCTTTTCTAAAAGTTTCTTCATATTTTTGTGTTTTCATAGTTTCTGGTTGTAGATGATAGGGGCTTATATTACATTTTATAAGAAAATCGTCTAGCATATTTAAAAACCCTGCATGTACTATTGACATATATGCAATTTTTCCTGCTGTATCTTCGTTATCTTGATCATATGTGACCTGTATTGCATCATGAATATAATCCCTAACCTGCATACTGTATGTGTCCACAATAACATTATGCATATCATTTGCTTCAAAGAATATCTTTATTAACGGTATATATGTAGTAGATAATTCTGTTTTTATTGTTTTATTCATAAATATCCTTTTTATAATCCCTGTAGTACTCTGAATCTGTAAATGCACTAGTTAAATTCCCGTATTTAAGTAACAGGTATGTCATATTTTCACAGGTTGCAATATTTTTTTCAGAATACGTATAGCATAAACAAGTATTAAAATTAAATCCTGTATTGTCAGTATATTTCCCTACTATAGCAGTTATATTATTTGTAGTCAAGAATTTCGTAAATGCTTTTATACATGTTATGTGTAAATTTGTTCTAATCGATTTCATACATGTTTCCTAAGGAAATTCGATTCTCGGATCTCTATAAGATTATATCCTGCATTTTTAATTAATTCACGCTTTTGTTCTGTTTTCGTGTTTAATTCGCTAAATGTTTTCTTATTATTACTGTTAATCTTAGATGATTCGTATTTTTCTAAATTCCCGTGCCAATGGTCTCCCTGAAATTCATACACGGTATTTGTTGTTAGGTCATATGCGTCTACTCTAATTTTTACATTGCCAACATACAACACTTTCTGTCTATATTCGTCTAAAATATTTAAGCTATCTAGCTAAACTATTTCCATTTTAGAAATATTACCCTTACTACATTTAGACCAACTGTGTCCTTTCTTATGATTCAGTGGTAATATCAGTTATTGTCCGTGCAACTTACAACCAATAGAGACTTTTACCGAACTATTAATATAGATTACTTTAGTGTAATCATAATTTTTACCATGCACTATATTAAATTGTTGTATTAATACATTAGTTGTTATTTTCTTAGGCATTAGTACGCTACCTTAGTGACTGTATAAGGGTATTCAGCTTCGGTATATATTTTTTTCCTTTTAGTGAGATGCCGTTTGCTATATTTTGTACTAGCACAAATATCATATATATTCACAAATGACTTGTCTGCCGCTACACGAATTCCACGTCCGATACTTTGTATTACTTTAACAAAACTCTTACCTGCTTCGAAAAGTACTAAATTAAATATTCGATTTATATTAATACCAGTGCTGGCTACAGAAAATGTCGCTATTATGACTTTGCCATCTACTTCTTGTACTTCTTTATATTCGTCCTTCCTAGCTTTTGATTTCATTTTACCTGATACAAATATAGAATCAGGTATGAGCGCCTGTAACATTTCGCCAGTTTGAACACGATCTACTAACACTAATGTATTTCCAGTTTCTGCCATTGCAATTACTTCTTTAGCAAGGAATTCAAGCCGCTTGATATTTGTTGTTAACCATTTTAATTCTGCTTGGTAATTTCCAGACAGAGGTGCAGTTGTATCTTGTAACTGTATTACATGTATCTGTAGTTGAGCTAATATACCTTTATCTTGTAGTTCTTTTGTATTAATTTTGCCTAATAATGGACCAATGCATGCCATTACACCCATCTTATCACTATCCTCTTCAGGCATTGTACCTGTCAAACCCCACCGGATTGGTGCATTTGCAAGGTAGGTCGATAATATCTTCTGAAGTACAGCACCTTTTGCCTTATGTGTTTCGTCTACAATAACACAAACTACATCTTCAAAAAATGCATTTATGTCAATATCTAAATCAGTTTCTTTTGATTTTTTAGCCAAACTTTCTAAACTTTGCCATGTACATATAGTATGTCTTTTATTATATTCTTTTCGATCTCCGAAAAACACGCCTACATCTAACCCGAAATTAATATAATCTTCTTCAGTTTGTGTCACTAAATCTTTAGTAGGAACAATAATAATACTTCTACCGTATTTTTCTACTTTGTGACTTAGGATAGATGTAACGATCGTCTTACCGCTTCCAGTTGGCGCAATATTAATTCCCGTAATATTTTCTAAATATGAGTTAATTACACCTACTTGATGGTCTTTAATAATAATGGGTTTACCTGCAAGAGGGTGTCCTTCTGGCCATAAGATATGAGAATAGCTATTTTCGTCAACTGCTTCAAATTCAAAATCTCTACCTGGTTGACGCATATCTTCTATTTCGATATCATACCCATAATGTTGCACTATAGGTAATAGTTTATCTAATAAATTCAAATAAGATCGGCCTGCTAGATCACAGAAACTTTGCTTTCCATTCCATCGACCCAACCGCACAGCAGGCGAGTATTGTGCTCCTGGCACATAATATTCTAAGGCCTTAACCATTGCGCGCCTGCATTCTGGCCCCAAATCATTAAATTTTATATTAACTTCGTCGAGTATTTGTAATTTTGTTATTGACATTTTTTTCCTTATACGCTCGCATCATCTAATCCAGCAATTCGCAACTTTGATATATGTCCAAGCATAAAATTCTTCGCTTCTATGCCTTTTGTTATACCTAAGTACTTGTTTCTTAAAAGTGCAACTTCGTTAATTAATACAGTCGAGTCTACAATAGACGACACACCATCAACATACTTTTCAGCATCACGTGAACTTAATGCCTTGTTGTACCCTTCTAAGAATTTTTTAAATTCTGCTGCCCTGTCTTTCTTTAATTGAATATTTAAATATTCTAAAACTGCTTCAATTTCCTGTAATTGTGCAAATCTTTGTTCGACTAATCCAGGCAATTCTGCTGCATGTTTTTCAAGGCTTTTACCTTTTAATGATAATTCAAATCTTGCTTTTTCTAGCTCAGATTCATAATAATCGATAAAATCAGGTAATAAGCCTAAATTACTTGTAACTCTATAATACCAATTATTCATGATGTACCTATGTAATGGTAATGGTTTTGATTTGTATTTTTCGTAGAATTTAGCAACAAATCAAATACTGTATTACTCACAGCTGATGTGCTCTTTTTATAGAAGTTTCCATAGCCTGAACTAACAATACTGCTCGTTGTGTTCTTGACATTAATACTCGCTTAATTGCCATAGCACGTGGCTGGATTTCTAAATCATCAATCATAGCCTTATGTACTCTAGTAAGATTAGCTGGTTCTGAAATCCATACTACATAACTAGCACCAATATCGGGGTCTTTCATTCCTTCCCGAAATTGTTGTATCTTTTCTACCGATTTTGCTGCATCTTTAGAATTAATTATTAATATCAATTCTTCGCCGAACACATCAGCGGGCATTTTACTCGTCGTCATATCTATCCTCAAGGTCGAAGTCATCGCCTATGCCGCTTGAAAGATGGCTTCTTGCTGCTGCACGCATTTCTTTATCTAAATCTTCGTCTAATAATTCGTCGTCGACCATACCAAACTCGTCGAAAACGATAACAAGGATATCAGCTACTTCTAAACGCTCTTTTGGTTGAATATGGTTTTTAACCCTTGCCCAAAGCTCTAATAATAATTCGTGATTTTGATTCATATGTTGGGTTCCTTAAAATAATTATGTATTTGATCAGTATTAGAAAAGAATACAATGTTGTCTACTAACTGCCGTTTCTTGTAGATTTTTTTCTAGATATTCTTCAGTATTAAATGACGAGACCTCTACTAAAGTAAGAGTATCTGCCCATGTTTTTCTATATTTGATTATATCAAGATTGAGGTCATCACGCACGTGTG